AAGACCTTCATGTCAGCCGCACAATCGCATCTGGCAAGTCGGCACAGTTCCCAGTGACAGGCAAAGCAAACGCAGCCTATCACACCGTAGGAACACCTCTACTCGGCACACAGGCCATCAAGCATAACGAAAAGGTCATTAACATCGATGACGTTCTGATTGCTGATACCTTCATTGCCAACATCGATGAGGCCAAGAACCACTACGATGTACGCGCCGAATATAGCCGCCTTCTTGGTATGGCTTTGGCAAAAGAGTTTGATACCCGCACAATGCGTGTTGGTGTTCTAGCAGCCCGTAGCGCAGCGACCATTACAGGTGGCAACGGCGGCTCTGCTTTGACTGACTCCGATGCTGACACTGATGGCGCATCACTCGCAGCTTCTATCTTTGAAGCGGCTAAGGTCATGGACGAAAAAGACGTTCCAGAGAATGACCGTGTGGCAATCGTTAAGCCAGCCCAATATTACAACCTAGTCCAAACCACTAACGTGATTAACCGTGACTGGGGTGGTGCTGGTGTGTACGCAGACGGTACAGTCTTGCGTGTTGCAGGTATCCAGATTGTTAAATCTAACAACGTACCATCTACAAACATTGCCGCAGCAACAGCGGGTGAGAACAACACCTATCACGGTAACTTCTCAACAACCGTTGCACTGGTCATGCAGAAATCTGCAATCGGCACAGTGAAGCTGATGGACTTGGCTGTAGAGCAAACATCAGGCGACTATAACATCATGTATCAAGGTACATTGATGGCCGCAAAATACGCGATGGGTCATGGCATCCTTCGCCCAGAATGCGCAGTAGAAATCAAAACTGCTTGATACTTTTTTGGGTCAGTCCTCACGGGCTGGCCCATTTTTTTATTCACGAGGACAACATGGCTATACCATCGTCAATGACCGAACTAGAGGCGGTCAACATACTACTTACGACCATAGGTGAGGCTCCTGTAAACACACTTACAGGTAACCAAGTGACGGACGTTTCAATCGCCAATCAGGTCTTGAATGAGGTTAGTCGTGAGGTTCAAAGCCAAGGCTGGCATTTTAACACTGAGCGGCGCGTTCCATTAGCGCCCACCATCAATAACCAAATTCCAATCCCAGCCAATGTATCACGTATTGATACGCCTGATTTTGATGGGGTTATTAAAGAATCCAAACTCTTTGACCTCACTGAGCGGTCTTACACTTTTACCAGCACGGTCTATGCGGACATCGTTTACTACCAAGACTTCAATGTACTGCCAGATGTCGCCAAGCGATACATCACTATTCGTGCTGCCCGTATATACGCAGATCGGATGCTGAACTCGCAGACAATCCACAAGATGACGGCGCAAGATGAACAAAGAGCGCTGATGGATTTGAAAGAATACGAAGGCGACACCGCAGATTACAACATGATGCAAAGCTACTCAGTAGCGCGTGTGTTGAACCGTGGGTTTAACAGAAGGGTTCTGATGCAATGAGCCTAATCAGTTCTGCCATTCCAAACCTTGTGCAAGGTGTTTCACAGCAATCACCTGCACTTCGATTGTCTTCACAGGCAGAGCTACAGGAAAACGCATTCCCATCGCTTGTCGAAGGCTTACAGAAGCGGCCACCGCTGGAACATAGTGCTATCTTAAGCAACACAACCACAGCTGGTTCGTTCATTCATTTGATTAACCGTGATGCCACTGAGCGATACTTTGTGTTTATCAACGCATCAAACCAAATTACGATTACTGATTTGGCTGGGGTGGCGAAGACAGTCACCTATCCAAACGGTACAGCATATTTAAACAGCACAACACCAACCGCCGATTTTCGCGCAGTTACGGTTGCTGACTATACATTTATTGTTAATACTTCTCAGACAGTTGCAATGAGTAGTTTAACCACTCCTACCTATCCATTTACAGGTTTGATAGCGGTTAAGCAGGGTGACTATAACCAACGCTACACGGTCTATTTAGACAATGCTGTGGCAGCGGACATCACCACCAGTGCAACTGACCAAACGGAAACTAGAACCACAAGTATCGCAACCAGATTAGCCGCAGCTATAACCGCCCAGTCAGGCTTCACAGCGACCGCTGATGGTAGCACCGTGATTATCACTAAGACAGGCAATGCTGCATTTGAGATGGCTACTTACGATAGCCTTGGCGATGCTGGCTTGTCGGCAACTATTGGTACGGTACAACGCTTTGATGACCTGCCCTTGCAAGCCCCCGATGGCTATATTGCACAGGTGCAGGGTGACCAGACAAACGACTTTGATGATTACTATGTGAAATTCGTAGCCGATGATTCAAACAAGGTATCGGCTGGCACTTGGATTGAATGGGTAAAGCCTAACATCCCCTATGAAATTAACGCGGCAACCATGCCCCATTTGCTAATAAGGCAATCAGACGGTTCCTTTACATTTGAGCAAGCTAACTGGGGCGACAGGGTCGTGGGGGATGAAACCTCAATTCCCAACCCAACCTTTGTTGGCAAGAAAATTTCAGATGTATTTTTCTTTCAGAACCGCCTTGGCTTCCTATCGGGTGAAAATGTAAACATGTCGAGGACATCCGAGTATTTTGATTTCTTCGGTAAGACTGCGCGCACAATTCTGGATGATGACCCCATTGATGTAGCGGCAAGCCACGTAAAAGTTTGACTTCCTGACACCAAAGAACACCTCAATATCCCAAACAACTGAATACGAGGCCAGCACAACGGCCCAACCAGCCGCAGCTGGTAATGTTGTTTACTTCGCTGCAAAGCGAGGCGGTTTTACATCAATTCGTGAATACTACGTGATTGACGATACAGACCGCTCTGATGCTACCGATGTCACAAGCCACGTAGCCAAGTACATTCCAGATGGCGTCTTTGAGATGGCGGCAAGCACAACTGAAAATGCTTTAGTCTGCCTATCCAGCCAAGAAACCAACGCAATGTATCTGTACAAATATCACTTCGCTGGGCGTGAGAAGGTACAGGCAGCTTGGTTTAAATACACCTTTGCCAACTTGGAAATACTGAACGCTGAGTTTATCGAAAGTGGCTTATATGTGGTCGGGAACAAGGCAGGTAAAACCTGTCTATTCGTTATCAACTTTGATGCTGGTCGCTTTGACACTGACCAAACATACGTCACGAAGCTGGACTACAGGTTTGCAGAAACTGACTGCACTAGAACCTATGATGCAAATGCAGACCAAACCACTATCACCCTGCCCTATGAGCTTACAGCACCAACGATTGTGACCCGTGGAACCAACCAAGGCACAGTGCTTACCAACGTATCAGTCACCAACAACGTCATCGTTGTGGCTGGCGATAGGTCAGCAACTCAGTTCTATGTCGGTGAGAAATACACAATGACATACGAGTTTTCAGAACCAACGCTGAAAGAGCCAACACCAACTGGTGGGCGCGTAGCAATCACTGGTGGACGCCTACAGATAAAACACTGGCTACTTCGGTATCAGGATAGCGGTGACTTCACCGTTAAGGTTCTCCCCCGTTATAGGCCCCTTCAAGCATACGGGCTGGGCGGCACGTTTGATTACACAGGGCGTGTGATTGGCGGCGGTGCTGGGGTGTTGGGTACAACAACGCTGGCATCAGGTGACTTTAGGTTTCCTGTGATGTCCAAAGCGGACAGGCTAAGCGTTATTATTGAAAGTGACAGCCATCTTCCTTGCCAATTTTTATCGGCTGAATGGGAAGGTTCGATGCACCTCAGATCAAGAAGAGTAAATGGATAAACTTCTAACACCAACAACGGTGGAAGACGTTGACTACATTGCCCCAAAACTCAGACAAGCTGATAGAAACGAATGCTTGGCGGCGACAGGAAAAGCGCCGCTGAGCGTCCTTTATACCAGCCTGATGATTGGCGATATGACCCTTACAATGCGTTCACCCGATGGTGAGCGCGTGGGTCTATGCGGTGTGGCGTCTTCGCCTATAGATGACGCAGGGGTTGTTTGGATGTGCGCTACAGATGACATCTATCAATACCAAATGGCCTTTCTGCGAAGAAGCAAAGCAGCGTTAGATTATCTCGCTGAGGATTATCTGCTTTTACACAACTGTGTGGATGCCAGAAACACCCTGCATATCAAGTGGCTTAAATGGATGGGTTTTACCTTCATTACCAAGCACGAAAATTATGGAGCCGAAGGACGGCTTTTCTACGAATTTTTAAGGATGAAATAATGTGTGAACCAACAACATTGGTGGCACTGACTGGCATGTCCGCAGGAGCAGCTTCGACTACGGCTCTAGCAATCCAAGGCGTTAGCGCGGTGACAAGTGCCGCCAGTGCTATTGACCAATCAAACAAGCAAAACGAAGCTGTAGCCAGAAATGCCCAGTCGGCAAAAGATGCCTACTTTTTGAAATCCAAGCAGACAAATCTGCGAATTTTACAAGAGCAAACACAGGCGGCTCAGCAAAAGCGTGATGCCGACCTCAAGGCCCTTAAATCCCAAGGTACAGCCGCAGCCGCCGCCGCTGGCGCAGGGGTGCAGGGCGTTGATGTGGATAGGCTTCTAAATGACTTTGAACGCTCTGAGGGCGTCCTAGCAGACCGCATAGAGCAACGTCTGGAAGGGATGCAGCAACAGGCAGAAATGAACAAGTTGGGCTTCCAGTCCGAAGCCCAGAACCGCATCAATTCGATGCAGCCTATCGGCTTTGCAGAAACGCTATTTAACGTGGTCGAACCCATCGCTGGCTTCGCTGTTAATTATGCGGACACGACAGCCCGATACGCTGATTTGGAGAATTAACGATGGCAAGAGCCGTAGTAGCAAACCCGTTTGATAATCAAATTGGGTCGGTAGCATCGACAGCAAATGTTGTTGATATTTACCAAAGAGGCGTTGTGGCCCGTAGTCCTTTCGAGGCTCTTGCAGATAGCTTGAAGAGATTTGAGGCAAAGGCCACACCCGCCCTACAAAGACAAGAACAGCGCGCAGCCGAGAAGGAAATGCGCGAGGGTGAACGCCTATATCAAGAAAACAGAATTGCCATTGGTGAGGCCGTTAAGAAAGGTCTTATCGAAGAGGGAGCCAGCCCATATCTGCGTAAAGGCTATCGGGTTTCACAACTCAACACGATGGCCTCCAGATATGCCGCAGAGTTAGAATCTGCGCTGGTAACCCAGAAGCTGTTTCATAATGGCGACCCCAACAAAATCGAAAGTTTTATAGCTGGCTTCCAAGAGAAATTCGTAGCCGATAATGGCTTCTCAGAGTTCGCTGATAGCGAAATCGCAGAGTTCTTTGGAATAAACGCCAACAAGGCCAATGAGGCATTTAGAACGTCTTGGCGCGAGAAGCATGTCGCCTATCAAAAAGAGCAAAACTATTTGCAGTTTGAGCGTGATACAGCGGCAATGACTACCCTGCTTTTTCGTGAGGATATGACCGACACCGAACAGGCGGTTGCGATGGAGCAACTGAAGGAATGGATACAAACCCAAGCTAAAGAACGCAGCCTTGATGGTATGAACAATACAAGGGTCACTGAAACCATTATCACAGGCGTTTCACTTGCAGCTGAATTGGCGGGTGACGCAGATATTTTAGATGTGCTTAAAGAAACCAAACTAGGCACAGCGGCCATAGGCTCATCCTTTAAACGACAAGCTCAGTTATTGGCTGTTGAAAATAGGATAGCGGCGAAGCTGCAAGCACAAGCCAATACGGAATACACAAAGTTTGTAAGGGATATGAAAGCACTGCGAGGCAAGGTCAGCGGTGAAGCGCATAGCTTAATTCTATCGCCTGACTTTAGCGTTCCAGCTGTCAGAGCATTAGCGGACCAGCTGTTTGATACAGGCGTTGAAGAGAATATAGCTGAGGCCACATCCATTCTGAATTTTGCTGAAAAGGTAGCTGAGGCGTCCAACAAAGTAACGCTAGACCCAGATGACTACCTTGATATTCAAAGTAGGCTTGAAAAGGCTGGGCTGGCTTGGCAAGCACGAGCGGTTCTCAATACCGCAGCCGCAGCTGGCAAGATTGATGCTAGTCATATGCGTCAATTCTATGGAGATTGGCAGAGCTATTACAAACCTAAAGACGAAGATGATGATGACCCTAATGCTCTGGACTTTACGACCAGCACGACCACTGAAGGCAAGGCTCTTTCAGCGTTTAAGTCGGTCATAACTGGCAACGAATTTGATGCTACTTCGGACAACCGCATCAACGCGATAGATGCCAGTTTACAATTCCGCATCCTGTGGACTGAAACAGCCCAGCGCATGATACAAGCAAACGATGATAAACCTTTATCTTTCACTCAGAAGATTGAGCTAGAAAAGATTGTAACATCAGCACTGATAGAACGCTTTATGGCAACCGCAGCCATTGAAGTAGACAGCGATGCAGCGCAACAGAGCATAGCTAATATAGCTCCCCCCTTACCAGATTGAGATAGATAATGGCAGAGAATGAATTTCCCATTCCCAGCGAAGCCGCTGTGGATTGGATAAAGACGTACCCAAGCCGTGTCGCAGAATTTGACCAAAAATTTGGTGAAGGAGCGGCGGCTAAATACGCTGGAATAACAGCCTTAGAACCAGAAGTAACACCACAGGAAAATACCGAAGAAGAAGATGGTGATGGCTTTCTCGTTGATATGGGCAAAGGAGTAGTTGAAGGCATAGTTGGCGCTGCGCGAGAGTTTGGGCAAACCATTCAAGGCATGGCAAACTCAGGGCCATCTACTTTGGACCCCTATGACCCAGCCCACTATGGATTAGATAGAAAACTTACTTCCAACACTGGCCGCGACCTAACAAGCATGGAAGTGCGGGATGCAGCTAAAGAAGAACAGCGGCAACAGGTTGCTTCTGCTTTGGAAAGTATGACTGTCTTCGACAAACAGCGCGATACAGTTGCTGGAAGCATCACCCAAGGTATGAGCCAGTTTCTTACAGGCTACTTTACTGGCGGTGGTCCTCGCACTTTTCTAGGTGCTTTGGCAAAAGGTGCCATAGTCGATGCCGCTGCTTTTGACCCATACGAAAAGAACCTGAGCGCAACACTTCAAGACATCGAATGGGCAGAGCCATATGTGCTTGATGCACTGGCTACTGACCCCAACGACCCCGAATGGGAAAACAGGCTGCGCAATTCGCTAGAAGGCGGGGTGCTTGGTATTGGTCTTGAGGCCACCCTACGGCTCATAAAGTTCGTTGCGGTTGGCCGCAAAGCAAAGCTGGAAATCACTGAGTTAGGCGAGATGTCACAAGGCACCGCTTCCCAACTGGATGACCTCGCAGAGCAAATTAAAGCGCTAGAAATCGAAGCTAAGGGGCCAAGCAGTAAACTTGTAGCAAAGCCCGATGGCACGTTTGAACAGCCCGATGGTACAGTCTATCGCCCTAACGGAGATACGCTTGAGCAAATCAATGTTAAACCATTGGATTTACCAGAAGCAGGTCCAGTATCACGCTTGGATAACACCACAGATGTTGATGCTGCCCCTGCCCGTCCTGAGGCCAGCCCAGCGCGCCCAGAGATACAATCACAAGCTGAACGATTAGCGGACCAGGTGGAACCTGAGGTTGTAAATGTTTCGCCTAAAGTACCCGTCATTGATAAGGCAATATTACGCCAACGGCTTAGTAACCTTGATGATATAAGCGAAGCCGATGTTGGAACTGGCAGCTGGTTCAACGTGACCAGAATGACAGGACCAGTCGAAGCACAGCAAGTTATCAAAGGGTTTCAAGATGTGCTGGATGATGCTGGAGTTTCCGCAAAGCTGGGTATTGATAAACCAGAAACCCACGACACGGTTACGAAGGGCGCAATCAAATATCTGGCTGATGTCACTGAGACTGATAGCAACCAGCTGATACGTGACCTTAATCTTACTGAAACTGTGACGCGGCAAATGACCAAGAAATTGGTGGCGGGTAAGATGGCGCTGCAAAGCACTGCGCGCGAGATAAACACCCTGTCTGCCAAAGTAGATGAAGCCTTTAAACAAGGTAGAGCCGATGAGGTTATGGAGCGTAAGCTGTTTGACCTAATGCAGCTACAGCTAGAAATCATGGCTAACGTTAAAGGTATTCAGACAGCCTCAGCCAGAGCAACTTCTGCGGGGCGCATCTTTACTGCGGACATCCTTGATGATGGCGCTTTGGATGCAATGTCTGCCTTTGGTGGTTCAGATAAAATCAGAGCCTTGGCCAAGAAACTGAGGTCAGTCAAAGACCCAGCTGGCACAACCAAAATGGTTAAGAAGGCAATGGAGCGTAATTGGATTGGTGTTCTGAACGAATATTGGATTAACCAAATTCTATCAGGCTACAAAACACACGCGTTGAACATGTCTTCTAACGCCATCAACTTGTTTCTGCTTCCAGCGGAAAGGGCTGTCGGCGGTATAGGTCAAGGCTTGAGAACT